CAGGATCTATGAATAAAAAGAAAACTGGTTACAGGGGTCAAACCGCCAAGGGTTCAAAGTAATTTATGTTTTCTGATAAATGTCAAGTAAATGGTTGCGATAAAAAAGCTACAAGGATAGGTTCTTTGCCAGAGTCTGGAATAATAGACATGTGCACAGATTGTTATGAAAAGATATATAAGCGTTGAACTCAAAAGAAATTATACCTAATGTTTTTGTTATAGAAAATTATATTTCAAAGGCAACATGTGATTTACTAATAAATAGTTTATCAAAAGATATGCATTCAACACCAAGAAAAAATATATTTGGTGGCATATCTGGTACTGATATTAACCACATTCAATATGATTTAGATGATCAATATAATGTTGCAATAGATATTTATAAAACAACTTTAATATCAATAGGTAATACAATATCCAACAAACTAAATATAAATCATAAGATTAAAAGCTATTTTTTTTCTTGCATGAAGCCTGGAGCAAAGATTGGTATTCACGTAGATAATGATTACCTTGCTGCAGGAGACACTGAAGAAAATCAATTTTTATACGATAAAAATATATCTGCTCTTTTATACTTAAACAACAACTATGAGGGCGGGGACATCAGATTTACAGAATATAATAAGTCTATCAAGCCCAGCCCAGGGACTTTAATATTTTTTGAGGGTGATTCAAGTAAACCTCATGAGGTAGAAGAGGTTATAAGTGGAGATAGGTATAATATTGTTCTATTTTATGAACCAGTCAACTAAATAACAACAATGCTATAATAGACCTATGAGCGGATTACTAGTCCCGCTTAAATAAACAACCTATAGGAGTAAAAAAATGACAGACGGAAACAACCTTACAGGCTTTAACGAGACAAAGCCAGCAGGAACAAATAGCATCAACGCACACTATTCAGATAACCCAGGATCAGCTTTTCCTGCAACTGATAAGTCCACACAGGACAGCGCAGGCGTTAACCAAGGCGGAAAGTAGTAATGACTGACCTAGAAAAAGAAGATCTAGTTGCTCCAAAAGCTGAAGCAACTCCAGAGGCTAAGAAGCCAGAGACAATTGCACCAACAAAATCTAATGTTGAGTGCACAAGAGACACAAGAGGCGAAGCCCCTTGTGCTGTCAAAGATTGTGAGAACTGCAACTAATGTGTATTGAATGTGGTTGCGGTACGAATTCAGTAGGATCAGCATCAGGAATGATGTCTGTTGAAATGGAAGAATCTTTACAGCATGAAATGTCAGAGCCAAAAGGCCCAAATGGAGAGGACATCGATTAGTGTCTGAAAGTTTTAAAAAAGAAGACGGAACTGGAACAGTGCCAGCACCAAATGCTGGAGCTGCAGCGGGGGCCGTTACAAGCAGAGAAACACCTAAGAAGTATCCTAGACAAGGTGTAAAAATTGATACTAATAAACACGGAATAAGAAGAGAAACAAGTTTAATTCCAAAGCCTGCTAAAAAAACTGGCAGAAAAAAAGTATAAATATCTATTGCTAGCTTGTCCCATATATAGTATACTCTATATGTGGGACTTGCTATTTATAAAAAGAGAGAAGATAAATGATTATTCAAATAATTGGTTTGCCTGGTTCTGGCAAAACAGAGTTAGCAAAAGCTTTAAAAGAAAGAATAAACGCAATACATTTAAATGCAGATGAAATTAGATCATCAATGAATTCAGACTTGGGGTTTTCTTTAAAAGATAGAATTGAGCATTCACGTAGGCTCGGAAGCCTAGCAAAAATTGTTGCAAAGCAGGGCGTTGCCCCAGTTATTGTTGATTTTGTGTGCCCCACTGTAGATACAAGAACAGCGTTTGGCAAGCCAGATATTTTAGTGTTTATGGATACAATTAAAGAAAGTAGATTTCAGGACACAAACCAAATGTTTGAAAGACCAAAAGAATACGACATATGTTTCCAAAACCACGACATGAGCCCAGAAGAAAAGGCAACAGAAGTCATTATAAGATTTGGTTTACACGATTGGTCAGCTCCAACAACTTTAATGTTAGGAAGGTATCAGCCATGGCACGAAGGTCACCATGCTTTGTATGAGGAAGCTGGTAAAAGGACTAATCAGGTTTTACTTGGAGTTCGTAATACATATAATACCAGCGAAAAAGATCCTCTTAAGTTTGATGAAGTAAAAGAATACATTGCAAAAGATGAGTTTATGGCTGGGTCTATGGTTCTTAGGATGCCTAATATAACCAACATTGTATACGGACGTGACGTAGGCTATAAAGTTGAACAGATAAAGTTGGGAGATGAAATTGAAGCTATTAGCGCTACTGAAAAACGTAAAGAAATGGGCATATAGTTTTATTTTTGAAAACAACTTGGCTGATAGAGAAGTAGAATTATATTTTAGTAAGGATAAAAATGAAAGTAACTAAATCAAGATCATTTACAAAATCATTAAGCTATCGTATTTTTGGTACGCTATCTTCATTTTTGGTAGCATACGCAATTACAGGAAAAGGAAGTCTTTCTGCATTAATTGCTTTTTGGGAAACTGTTGTAAAAGTTGGAATATATTATTGGCATGAAAGAATATGGAACCACATTAAATGGGGAAGATATGTGTAAGCAATGCGGAAACTGCACAAAAGAACACTCAGCGTCAATAGATGATGCTGTTGACACAATAGAAGAAAGCTCTATAGTATAATAGTATAATGAGAAGACTTTTAAACAATGTTTATAGCTTTCTGCCTAAAATGTATCAGGGAGCTGAAGTGGAAGAGTTTCCAAATGCAGTGGATTTAACTATACACACTAAAGCCCCAGGCAAATGGTTGTTGATTGATTTAGAAACTGGACAAGAGTATATAGGTGCGGAAGTTCCAAATAAATATGGTAGATGGTTAAGGCTAAAGGATAAGCATGTATGTTAAATAAATTGTTTTGTAAGATTTTTGGACACAAAATAGAGCATGCTGGGTTTTGCCCATTTACTAAAATAGATTATGATGTGTGCACCAAATGCACTAAAATGATACCGTCGAAAGGTAAGGCATGAGCAATTTAATAAAAAGAGATAATTTAATTTGGGAATGGCAAAATTTTTCTGATGCTTCTCAAGAAATATTACAAAAAGTTTTACTAAAAGAAAATTGGGTTTACTACACAAATTCTGGCGGGGTTGGAGAAAATCTTGAAGACGAAACAATCAAAGGAAGATCTACAAGCGTATGGCCAGACGAAGATATATACATGGACGTTATGAGTATATTTAAAGAGTGTTTAAATGAATATATAGAGCAGAACTCTTTATCTATTAAAGACTCTAATATGGATAGCGGCAGATGGCTGTTTCGAGAGTATAATCCAGGAACCAAGCTTGCACCACATAATGATGCTTATAGCTATGTCCAAGATCAGGGTAAACCAGTTAGACCAGTTTTAACTATTTTATTTTATCTTAATGATGATTATGTTGGCGGTGAAATAGATTTCCCTAACGACAACTTATGCATAAAGCCAAAAGCTGGATCAGTAGTCATATTCCCAAGTGAAAAAATACATTCAGTTCTTGAAATGTTTTCAGGAAAAAGATATATGACTCAGACTTATGTTTATGAAAGAGAATATACTTCATACGATCAAATTTGGAAGTAAATAAATGGAAGTTTTATCGGATAAAATAATTAAATTTTCAAATGCATTTAATCCAAATCATTTTATAGATTTAATTGAAGAAGTTTCAATATCATCTTATCCGCTAAAACGTGTTGAAAGAAGACCACACTTAACAATGGAGCTTCCAACTTTATTTTCTAAAACAGATGATGTTAAATCAGTTAAATTAAGAAATTTATGCATATCAACACTTTTCCCATTAATATCACAATACATATCTATATACAATCTATCTCATATGGCTCCTAAAAAAGATTTTATAACAATATCAAAGCTTGAGTCTGGAAACTTTATGGATGTACACTCTGACGACGACCAATTAGATTCAGATAATTTTATTTGTATGGCCTATATAAACGATAACTATAAAGGCGGGGAATTGCATTTTCCTGAAATAGGAATTCAATACAAACCCAGGGCTGGGGAAGCAATACTATATCAAGCTAAAGAAAAGCATATGGTTACAGAGTTACTGTCTGGTACAAGGTATACTATAGGTTATGGACTACGTGGACCAATTAGTTGAATACAAAGAGCCAGACATGGATCTTTTGTATGAAGATGATAATCTAAAAATTTCTATAAAAAATAGATATTCCGAAAATGTATTTTTATGTTTTTCTGGTGCTGGCATGATGATAGCTAATATTGAAATACAAAAAGAAGAATTTGCTAAATCTACTAAGAACTCCACATCAATATTTATTGTAGACAAAACAAGGTCTTGGGGAAATTTTGATTGGTATCACCTTAAATCTATTATAGATTCATATTTAATAAACAAAACTATTTACTCTTTAGGAAATTCTATGGGGGGATTTTGTGCAATATTAGCTTCAAAATATTTTGATATAAATAAAGTAATTGCTTTTGTACCTCAATGGTCAGTTAACAAATCTATAGTCCCCTTTGAAAATCGATGGGAGCATTATACTGACAATATAATAATATGGAATCACTTATCTTTAGAGGGATCTTTTAATAATAGATCTATATATCATGTTATATTTGGAAATAGAGGTGATGATATGAAGCATGCCAAACTTTTTCCAGATAAACATAACGTAATATTGCATTTTTTTGAGGGAAACCATTATATTGTCCAGTCACTAAAAGATAAGGGATATTTATATAGTATAATAGATGATATAGTAGGAGGTTGTTATGAATAAAATCATGGGATATTCAGAAGAAAAATGTTATTATTGCGAAAATCCTGGAACCTACTGGGATCAGGTTGGCGCAACGATTATAAGCGTATGCAAAAAGCATTCTACAAACTATTACGCTGGATAGTATTGACCCTGCCACTTTAATATAGTATACTAAAGAAATGAAAGAGCCTAAGATTATGAAAATGGACTGGCGTTCTTTAGGATATTGGCCTGTTTATAAAGACGGCAAACTTACATGGGAAAAGGATCCAGATGATACTGATTAATTTAGTAGAAAAATACCTCATGCGTCCTAAGCGCCTTAGAGAAGCAATTCAGGCTGTAGTTCATGCTGATGACGAATTGCTACGCAGACTTGCAGAATATAAAGAAGATGGTCCAACTAATTTAACATGGGCAGAAGGCGATAGGTGGTATGGCTGGACTTACAACCCAGTCAATAAAAGATTTTATTTTGATGATATCGGAAATGAATCTCTCATGGGATTATGGGAAGATCAATGGGCAAGAGAGGCAGAAGTAAATGGGGCTATGTAAATGTGGCTTGTCAGATGCATATCCAGAGTGTAATGGTACGCATAATGCAACTAAAAATGATAAACTTAGAGAAGCAATATTAAAAGCTTTTAGAGAGAACGAACATCTTCTAGAGGAATGACAATAAAGCTAAATGCCTTTTGTATTCTTTGCAATAAGAATGTAGAAGGAAAGCTAACCGAGATGGTGATCTTGGATTCAGGTAACTGGCTACACATTGGTGAATGCCCAGAATGCTTTTATAGAATCAAGAGAATTGTCCCCAAAGATAATTCAGGTTCCTATAATGGACGTAGAGCAGTTTCCGAAACTGAAAATGAAGGTTCGAGCCCTTCACCTGAAGCTTATGAGTAAAGTTTGGTCAGATAAGTCAGAATGGATAACAAATTGTCCTATTTGTTATTGTGCTGTTACTCATCAACTAAGGGATTACCACATACAGTATCATGAAATTAAGGAGAAATAAATGTTTGAAGCAGTTCAATTAGCAGAAAAAGTTTGGCTATTTAAAGATGCAATAGATAGTCCAAAAGAATTTTTTAGATCTATAAGCGGGTGGGTGCCAGTAGGAAATCAACAATATATGGAAACTGCAATTGTTCCAACTAAACAATTTCTTGAAGATACAGATGAGGCAATCATGAAGTGTTTAGATATATATTACTTAAATAATCAACATTTAAATGATTTAAATTATAAACTTGCTCAATTTACACATTATTACAGAAGAGGGGCTGGCGAAGGATATGGTGATCATACAGATTTTGCAAGATTGCCAGACGATACATTCTCACCAGTTCAAGCAACTATTTTAGGGTATTACTCAGACCCAGATGAATACGAAGGTGGAGAAATATTTTTTAGCGATTATGATGTTTCTATAAAACCAGAGGCTGGTAGCATAATAATATTTGGGGATAAAGTTCTTCATGGTGTTGCCGAGGTAACTGGTGGAACTAGAACCCTAAGTAGCGTTTTCCTGTTAAAAAATAGAACTTGGGAGAAACAGACTGGAATTAATTTATCTACATTAACAAAAGAAGATGAAAGATGGATTAGAGAGAATTCACCACAATATGAAAGAAAAAATGGTGTCTGGAACAGCAGTGTATCAGAACCAATTGAAAAGCTAGAAGGATAAAATGTCCATATACGATTTAAATTTTACCGATATTGATGGCAATAATGTCAATATGAAAGATTTTGAAGGTAAAGTAATGTTACTTGTAAATACAGCAAGCCAGTGTGGTTTTACAAAACAATACGCTGAGTTACAGGATCTTCATGAAAAGCATAAGGGTGATGGCCTAAAGATCATTGGCTTCCCATGTAATCAGTTTAATAATCAAGAGCCTGGTACCAACGAAGATATTAAAGATTTTTGTACCAAAAACTATGGCGTAACCTTCCTTATGTCTGAAAAGATAGATGTCCGAGGAGATTCTGCTCACCCTATTTATAAATTCCTTACATCCACAGTTGGCAGAGAGATTCCTTGGAACTTTGATAAGTTTATTGTAGATAAGTCTGGGAATGTGACTGGGCTTGCACCACATGAGACACCAGAAACATTCGGTCCTTTCTTAGAATCTTTACTTGGAGATAAATAAAATGGCTCAGCCTAACGTAGTAGAGGGATTTATATCGCCAGAGACAGCAAAATATTTAAATAATTATTTAAAGTCTAGGTCTTACGTAAATCCAAGAGGACTTCTTAATGTTTACCTTAAACCAATTAGATTGAATGAAGAGGGAACAGAAGAAAGCTTTGTGGTTCAAGATTTAATAAATAGGATCGAAGATTCAATATCTAATCAGTTAGGATTTACAAAAGATCAGGTCGAACTGGATAGAATGAACTATCAAATCCTACAAAAAGGCGAGAGTTTGGGTTGGCATACAGACGCATACGGTGGAGTAGATGGGTACACAAGTAGCTACTACTCAGCGCTGCTTTATTTAACAGATGATTACGATGGCGGAGAGATATTATTCTATAACGATAATACTGGTTCGGTAGAGTCAAGCGTAGCCTACAAGCCAACAGCAGGCACATTAATATACTTTAAGGGTGATGAGAACTATCCTCATTCTGTCAATGAAGTAATAGATGGTGAACGAAGTAATATTATACTATTCTATAATGTTAACAATATAGGTCCCAATTAGTGAAATCGGCGGCGGTAGAGAGATCCCAGTCAACTACGTTGACAGATTTAATGGTATAATAAACATATGGATAACATTGAATTAAATGACGAAGAGATCTCAAAGACATATGTCTCAGATGATGAGCATGTCGACAAATGGAATAACATGGAGAAAGCTTGTTGGGCGGGATATAAGCAAGTAGGCATGAAGGACAAAGGCGGAAAAAGAGTTCCTAATTGTGTTCCAGTTAATAAAGCGACGGGATTACCAGAAGAACCAAAGACTTCATGGTCAGGTGTATTTAAGCCAAAGGTAGACTAATGGGTATATTAGATAACCTAGAGGCATATCTTGAATTAGAGCCAGATAATTTAGCAACTAAAGTATTTATTGAAGATGTATGTGATGACTGTAAAGCAGTCGACTAGGATTAAGGTATAGATATATGATATGGTCATGGATATTAGCCATAATAGGCGTAACTGGAATTTATTTTGTCGGACGCAAGACAATTTGGGGATGGTTTGTATTACTATTTAACGAGTGTCTTTGGATAGCTTACGCTATAGTAACTAAACAATATGGATTCATAGCTTCAGCAATCGCCTATGCAGCAGTATATATTAGATCATACATACACTGGTCAAAAGAGCCTGTAAATGAGATTCATCTCTAAAAGGCGGGGAACCAATGGCATATAGCAGATTCTTCGATAGCGACATCTACATATATGCTCATGTAGAAGGATATATAGAATGTTGTGCATGTTGGCTGAATGAAAGATTAGATACAAACTTATTTGGACTATCTGAGAAAATAACTAATGATGAGCAATTAGAAGCTCATTTAGATGAACATCTGCTAGCTGGTCATGACATCCCAAATAACTTGCTTCAAGAGATACTGGATGATCCAGACAGATATGGTAAACTAGAACCATGAAAAAGATCCTAATTGCTGATGTGATCAAGGCGGTGGAATCCGATGAGGAAAAATATCAGCGTAACTATAATGAAGCTCTAATTGAATACACAAGAGATCCCTTTACAGTAACTGGGACAAGTACTCAAGTATGGGGAACTTTAAAAGTACCTACTGAAGAGATAATAACACCAGAATTAGATGAAGAGTCATTAGGCACCTATGAAGATATAGTTAATAATAATATAAATGATAATCCTTCCTATACTCTGGAAGTTTTTGGATATTCATATGAATTAGACCTTGAGACCTTAGATGCTTGGATCAAAGACCCTAAGATGAGCTATTACAATGCTAACATAAGGGTCAAACCAGATCCATTTTAGCTCCTAACTCCTATATCCCCTCCCATTTATCTCCTCTCCTAGAGCCCTTAGAAGGCTTATATAGTGGAGTAAAGTGGAGCATTGTGGAGAATTTATACTATAGATTAGTTTTAATATACTATAGATATATCTAGTTAAACATATCTATGTAATGGGACATGCCCTATCATAATGAACCCGTAATGTCAAGCCCTAAATTTGCAGCATATTGATCCATATTTGTCAATAGTTTTATGGAGAAATTTTGATCTATTTTGCCAAATTCTCTACACATTTGTCGACATTTATAATGTATAATTAATCATTTAGACATATTGTGTAGCAAATTTCAGGGATTTTGTCAAGGCCTTCGTAAATATAAAATTTGGCCCACATTTCAGGGATTTTAAATAAGCTGTCGTAAATAGAAAAATTTGCCCACAAGCCCACACATACAAAAATATCCACAACCTGTGGATAAAGTTGTGGATATCTTGGGCTAGATATGTTTATCTATCTAACCAGGCATTCGATCTCTCATTGTAAGTATGCCTATTAGTTGAATGGATCTAGTTCTTCTGACCGCCATCCAAATGTATGAGTCTTTGGTTCCTCCCGCTTTACTTTATAGGAACGGGAGGGCAACTTAAGATTAGTTAAGTTATTATCTTCTTGGTAAGCCTTAATACATTCATTAAGTTCATTAGCAAGAGATAGACCTTCGGTTGTTTCATTTCTATTTAGATATACATTGTACATCTTGGCTTGCTCAGATATAATTGACACAACCATTTCCATAACTCGGTCAATTGTATATAGTGGCTGTTCAGCCAAATATCGACCAAACACTGTTGGATTAAACCAATGGTCATCCATTAGATTAGTTAATGATTCTGCTACTTTGATTTCAGGTGATTTACTCATATGTCCGCCTTCCGCCTAACTGTCGATTATATCAAAAATAAGAGACGAGGTCAAGGACCAACGAAGCCCTGACCCCGTCCCTGGTCTTACTTAGCCTTGTTGGTTGGGACCTCTGCAGTAAACTTGATTCCCTTAGCTTCAGCTTCCGCCAAAGCTACCTTTGCTGCACCTGAGAAACGTCCACGTACACCAACTGAAATGCCCTGCTGCTTAAGATATTCACGCTTTGTTGCCATTTGATAATCCCCTTTCAAGAGATAGTTATTGTATATTTATTATATCAACTATTTACAATTTTGTAAATAGTTTTCAGGAGTTTATTAAGTTGTACCGTAACGACCAAATTTGGCCCCTACGAAAGATCTGCTTGCTCTACTCGATCTCTGATTAATTTACTAATGATGTTATGGGCCTCGATGTTTTCAGTTTCGCTGCCACCCCACAATAGTTGTTGGGCTTTATTTAATTGATCATTAATGTATGAGTCACTCATCTTCATCTTCGTCTTCCTCATCCTCTTCAAACATTGTGTCTACAATGTATTCACGATTTAACATCCATTCAAGTACATCTTCCTGATGTTGTTCCGCCCCGTATTCCAAGGAGAACCCGTGGCCAGCCTCTACAGCCTCACAGAGGTGGTCCCACATCTGATCGATAGTAACCTTTTGCTTGTAGGTCTCATCTTCCATGATGTTGTTAATGGTGCTCCAGGTCCACAGCCAAACCAGGGATAGGCCTAGGTCGGTGGTGTCAAGAATCTTTAAGCATTCATTTAGTTTATCTTTGTCATCAGGCTTCATTCTTTGCTCCAATCGCAAATGATAAGTCATAAGTTAGTTTGTAAAGTTGTGCATATGCGTCAAGGACGCCTTCTGCATATTTGCGGTCCATAGATTCCATTGCGTCTGAGTAGTCATTCTCTTCTTCAATACGTACAGTCTCTTCGAATTCCTTCTCAGCAATGTACATTAGGTTCTTTAGTTCCCCGTGCATTATGTCTAGGCCCGTTACTCCAGCATTCACCATACGTTGAAGGTGAGGCGGGAGCCCAATATCTTCTGCAGTCATCATACATATTCCCTTTCGTTAGAAGAGTTCATTATATCAGTAGCCACTGACAACAAATGCCTGGTTGCTATAATCTGTCCATTTAAAGATATGTCTTCAATCTCTAAAGTTTCATATTCATGTGAATCCATGTTATATTCAAACTGAGACATCTCATCTTGAATCTTTTCCGAATCTTGTTCTAAACTAATTAGATGTAACTTCATATACTCTAGGAAATGAGATGACTTAGACATGATCGAAATACCCTTCTGCCCATAGTCCTTCTAAAAAGTCCTGAGCTTTATTTAAACTAACTCTTTCTTCATCTGTTAATTTTGGGTGGGGACCTAAAGCAACAGCAATAGAACTAATCATATTATCTAAATCTTCTTTAGAATAACCTAACATTATTTCTCCTCATCCCATTCTATGTAGTATTCATCTTCGGGTTTCAAATCATAGAATTGATTGAACCTACCTTTGAGATAATTTGAATCTGACATATCTGCAATGCGCCAGTCTGCATAGAATTGGCCCTCATTTAGATTTTCATAAATCCAATCATTAAGTAGTTGTTCGGCAATAGTCTGCAGTTCTGCGTCAATCACCATTTGATTCTCATTTTCTAGAAATGATACATCAGCCATTATGCTTCCACCTTTTCTGTAGTTTCCAATAGTACCATGTGGGTCTGACATTTTGCCATAGCCTCTTCATCCTGCCAAGAGCCTTGATTACATTCTGAGCAGAATTCACCGCAATCATCTTCACAGTAAGACAATGTATCAAAAGATTGGCAAGCATAACAACGGTTCTCCCATTCTGCCAATTCTTTTACATCACCACGGATAATCTCATATTCTCCACCCCAACCTGTCTCCTCTTCATATTCAAGAGTAAGGACGGAATTCGGAACAAGATTACTTAGTTTAGTTAGAATAGTTACAGCAGGTGACCATGCAGTCTCATACTTATATACAAGCCAATGGTCTTCACCCTCTGACTTATATTCAATTAGTTCTGTATTTGGATATTCATCACCGTCACGGACGGCTACATCCCATTTAGTTCCCCAATTAGAATTGTTCCATGAGTACCAATCCTTTTGGGTCTTAGCAAACTCAACAGACTTAGCAAACCAATCAGGTGACTTCATATCTATATTGTCACGTTTTGGCTGGCAGGCATATTCCTCATCAGTAATGCCGTCATCTTTATATGAATGAATGTTAAAGAAAGCAAAGACAGGATTAGAATAAGTAACCTGTTGAATTTTGGTGGGGAAACCCATAGATGAAATATCACCCATACCATATGTCTCCTGTGCTAATGTAAATGGACTATTAAGTCTATCTTTAATCATATCTATCTCAGACTTAGGTCCTTGTATTGTTAATGTGTTATATACCCAGTTTGGCATATTTATATCCTTTCGTTGATATGTGATAATTATATACTAGGGCACTGACAAATGGAATAGCAAATCCCTGTGATTCCCACCACATTGATCAAAGCTGATCTCAAATTGTGGAATTTTCAGGGTTTTTACTTGACAACCGTAAATATGATATGTTACCCTCAGTTCTTTTGTGGGCAAATAGAATACCCCCTAGCATAGCTAGGGGGTTTGTGATATGGCTGCCTGGATTTCCAACGAAAGAAATAAACCCGCTTTACTTAGCACCTGGCCCGTAGACTAATTAGATGCACCATTCATTTCCTATTAAAACCAGGACCCAAGGTCCTAGATTAATTATACCATACTTAGTTGACTGGAATACTTTTCAACAAACTTGCTTAGTTCCATTTTAAATACTACAGTCTGCAGGTCCTCTTCCATTAGAGTAAACGTTTTGTTTTTCCAATCGATAATAGGTACCTTGTGCTCATTGTCTGCTAATGTGTTGACGGTTATACCCCAACCTGTTTCGCTTTCCCATTCCTTATTAATTAATCTTGAGATAGCAATACGTGTTGCATATGATTCATCGTTCCAACGTGGTGCCGCAGCCTGCACAGCATCTGCTAAATTTTCTAGCATTCTGTAACCAGCCCAGTGTCCGTATAGAAATACAATATCTTCCTTGGAATCCTTGAAACCAAAGTTTGCTCTGTCACCCATTTTATTCCGCCATTTCTTTTTCGTAGTTGAGTAATTGTATCATTTCGTGGGCCCAATCCACAAGTGGTTCGCCCTGTTCATTTTTATGATGTCCGCAAAAATAAAGAGACATAGAATCTTTTTTAGCTTCCCACATAGCTTGAGCTGCACATTGATCACACTTAAGCCACTCAGCCATCATAGGTTACCGCCTTCAATCATCTCAGAAAGACGATCAAGAATCCATGAGTCGATGTCAGCAATATCAATCTCTGCAAGTTTCTCCATGATTTCCTCACGAGCAAACTTGTACCCGTCTTGAAATCCATCTTTATAATCTGACATTATTTCTCCCTATATCCTGTCGCTTCTCTATCTGACCAATATGATTCTGATAAATTATATTTGTCACGGATGCGACTTACTTTCTCAATGCTACCAGTTCCCACATTGAAAGTCAATGGTGGCATAAACTCAGGGTCAAGACCCATAATCTGTGCATCCCAATAGGCCATCTCAAGAGACAGCCTATCGGGAGCGGTTAACTCAAAGTACATTAGTATGCCTCACGAACGTGGCAAACCTCAATGTCACCAATTGTAATTGCCCCACTCTGAGAATCAACATAAAGATTATCTGTAACTTCTCCGTCAAGGTCAAAGTCATAGTCTGAAAGAACATCATATTCATATGTTCCACTAACTTCAATTGTTGCCGTGAATTCAACAGTTCGCATTAATTCAATTGATAATGCTTCAGCAATTGCACGAAGAGTATCTTGGTCTTCTGAATCTGCATATGCTTCAGTAATAATATCTTTAACTGTATTAATCTTAGATTGAAGAACACCAACAGTCTTTTGTGATTGACGTCCATTGTGTAGGTCCCATTCAAGGCTGGTGACCTTTGATGTTGTATATTCAGGGTCGGAATAACCATGAAGTACTTTGTATGTAACTAGTAGATTAGGATTATATTCTACTGCAGGTGAATGCAATGCATCTGAACCGATTGTTGTTTCCATTTGTTCCTCTTTCGTTGTAGTTATAGGTGGTATTGTAGCATCTTCCACTGACAATAAGACGCAATTAGAGTTACATGGGCATGTGAGTTCCATCACACCATTAGGCCAACCAAATCCATCCTTAAATGTATATTCAATTAGCGCATCACAGTCTCCCGTGCAAACCCAGGTATATTTCTGATATGTTGTCATGCGAGTATTATAGCGGACCCCACTGACATTTACAAGGATTTCCAGGGATTATTTTTGTGACTCGTAACACACTTTTAGCTCCCTTAGTATTGCGGGCGATTTGCGATCTGTATGGGACTTGAACCCACGACCTCTACCGTGACAGGGTAGCGCTCTAACCAACTGAGCTAACAGACCAATAAATGGTGAGCAGTTTTAAATCTTGCTCAGGATTTTTTCTTTAGAAGGATTTAACCAACTTAAGAATTTTATTTTTTTCTGCGGTAAGAACTGGGTCAAAGCCACTTGCACCAGCCATTAGCGATTCAGAATTTCCACGACCAGAGCGGAAATAATCAAGGCGCTCAGTAAGTGCATTAAACGCACCCCACTTTGTTCCCTTGATTGTAGCGTTAGTAGGTGAGTTATGATAAAGGTCATCAAGCAAGACAACTTTATTTTCCCACTTCTTAATTGCACCCTTAGCATCTTTTTCAGGCTTTGGATAAATTGTCTGAATCAACTTTGAGAATTCAGCATCGGTAATTGCTTGAGAGTAAAGAGATTGAGCCTCTTTTTCAAACTCATCAAAATAACCAAGAGCAAGCCCAAGAGTTTCACGAGCAACTTGAATACGACCCTCAACAGATTGTGTGTGGCGAATCTTGAAAGATTGCTTAGCACTCTTCATTGCAAGGTTAAGAGTATTTTGGCAAACTACACGAACAGGTGTAACCGCTGCTTGAACAGCAACAGAACCATCGTGTGATGTCCAAACAATTAGATATAACTTTGTTTGGTCATTTGCGCCTTGTGGGTCAAGAACCATTGTGCGAGGAATATCAACAGTACCGAACACAACTTTGCCCTTCTTAAGAGAGCCAGCAGATTCCCAACGGCAATCGGCGTTAGCATCGTGAATTGCATCAGCAAATGCGAACAATTCTTCATTCTGAACAGGCTTGTAACGCTTTCCAACAGTAGCAAGAACATCAGTTCCGCCATTGAATGGATTTGTGCGAACAACTAGAGATGAATCTGAAACATCGTTCCAAGATTCGTCAATATGATTTGTGATTGGAGATAAGCGAACATTCCAATTTGCTAACTTTGCTTCTTCAAGCATTGTTGCAGTTGTAACTTCCTCATCTGCAGAGAAGATGCGATTTGCAAGGTTATGCCAAGCAGGAGCACCACGTAGAGCGAAAGCAACTTCGCCATTTTCGACTTCGAGATTATGAGCCATTTTTTACCTTTCGTTTGTTTGATTAAGCAATTATAACAGGTGGGTCTGACATTTACAAGGTTAGTTAGTCATTTGTCCGAATTGTCTCTTGTGATCAATCTCACAAATTTTCAGGGTTTTCCACAGTTTGTCGTAACGCTGTGGATAACCCCTCAAAAGCGGGGGCCGAGCTGGGGATTAACTCCCCAACTCTACCTTTGTCGCATTTTTAATTATGTTCTTATTAAATTCAACTGTGCTCTCATCAAGAAACATTGCAGTTGTCTTTTTCTTTTTTACATTATCAAAAACATAAGCATTTACTTTGCCGCTAAAGTTTCTGATGTTGCTGAATACTAATTCAGTTAAGTATTCTTTATCGACACCTTGATCTGAATAGATAGTGATGTCATTTGCTTTGTTTGCGTCATAGATTTCTACTCTAAAACGATTTGCCATTGTATTGCCTTTGTTAGTAGGGACACCCGAAGGTGTGAGCAGTTTGGCGACTTACTCAGGTCGTTGGATTAGTTAGAGATAACGAGCAATAGCATTGTAAGTGCTTGTGCTTACAACTTCCTCGTCTGTCATTTTGAGAATACGAATTGCGTTCTCAATTTCCTCTTTCATCTCATTGTAAGAGTGTTGGTGTAGAACCTCAAAGTCCCTCTGTGGTTCAGCAGGGAAATCACCCTCATTACAAGTTAGGTCAAAATCCACATTTAGGGTTTTGTTCCAAGAGCGATAGTTTGTGCGGAAGTTTTCTGCCTTTGCGACATTGGCAATAGCAAACTTACCAACTTCCTTGCGCCACTTTTCTCTTGCCTTTTCATACTTGGCTTCGTTCTCACCTTGTGTAGCCCAACTCTTATTGAGTTCTGCCAATTTAGTTTCTAGTGCCTTGATTACCTTTGGTGTGGCAATCTTGACATTTATTGCTTTTCCTCTAGCCATTTATTTTCCTCTTTCGTTGGTTGGTTTATTTGGTTAGTATAACATAGGGGTCTGACATTTACCCCGAAGGGTGAGAGTTCTTACTTACGACATTGGGCGAGATACTCTCTAAACTGCCCCTGTTTCGTTCTAAGTTATGCGCCTAGAAGTGTTTTAGCGGATACGGAAGTCCAGCGAGTTTCCTTGCTTGGCATTTCCAGTAGCACACGCACCGAGCCAGATGCCTGTGGGTGGATTTCCTTAATCACACCTGTTTTCTTTGACTTTAGGGTGGTGAATAAATCGCCAACCTGATACAACTTGTCGTTGATTGTCATTTTTGCCTCTTTTCTTTGTAGGTAGGTAGTATAGCATTGGGGTCTGACATTAGTCTAGCCCTATCTCAGTATTTGAGAAAGTTATTGTGTGACCTTAGTCACTTTCAGGTAGCCATGCGTGTAGATGGTGCTGGTCTATGATTGCGTGAGCGGGTGCGTATCTATCTCCACGATAAGATACTCCTTCGGGCATTTCGATCAATTTATTATAGTCCTCGTCATAGTATGCGTCAATAGCCTCGATACATGGCTCGACCATAGATAGCGGAACGGGCGGGTAATGATTAGATTGTAGATGAATAGATAGAGCCATTTCTAAATCTAAAGTTTCTGATAAATCTAGTGCTGTGTTGTAACCCATTTTATTCTGTATCCTTTACTGTTAATTCTGCCCAAGTATTATTTTCATTTGCAACTGTAAGTGTATTAGACATGGCAAGAGCATGAACTGTTGCACCCTTACACATTTCTGTAATTAAACTTGTATCCATTGTTAGCAGGCGTGGCAATAAATTTGCAGGAATTTTATCCAAGTCAATAATTGCCTCAAACTCAACTGTGTGTGGAATTTTCATTAGATTAGACATTTGTTACCTTTCGTTGTTGGAATAAGAGTATTTTAGCATAGGCCACTGACATTTCCTAATCCATACTCGGCGTGTCGCAGCTTTTGTGAGATTAATCACAAAATCCAGGGTTATCCACAATAACCCGTAAGCCTGTGGAAAACCCCACAATATTGCGGGCCAAGCTGACAATTGTCAACTTGACACGCCGTTACCTATCCCAACGATTAGGCAAATCTTCTTTTCCGTCTTTATCGATATCTATTTTTCCACTGTTCCACATGTACATTGCTAGCATAATTGGTGAGCACAAAAATAAAATTAATATGATTCCGATCAAGGATCCTAATACATCATACATTATTTTTTACTCGCAGAAAATCTAATATCCGCTTTACCATAAACACACAAGCCACATGAAACACATGCGGACCCTGCATTGCTAATAAGTGGAATAGACTTATTATTCTCAGGGCATTTAGCGCCAGGTTTACCAGTCAACTCTTTCATGGTGCTTTCGGTTGCAGAGAATGTCTTACCTAGGTACGCAAGGCGGACACCGTCATTTAGTTTTAATTCGTGAGCAATTTCTTTATTATCGTCATCTGTAGAATAATATAAAGATAGGTTAGAGACGTTATTAAGAATAAGTGCTGCAGACTTTACACGTGTATAAACCCAAAATTGAACATCGGGATGATTAGTAATAATTGTCTTCCATGCATATGCATAAGTATCGCTAAAGAAATCTCCGTCCCAATGAATGCGAAATAGTTTAGGAGCGTCTTTCTTTTCACAATCTGCAATAAATTCTGTAATCATTTCATCAAGCAATAGCAACATGCTATCCATATCTGCATTCTTCAATAGGTCCCAATTATGAAGAAGATTAGTTTTTACTCCTGGGAATAATTTTTCAAGCTTGCCTGCATAGCAAACACTTTCGCAGATAGACGTAGCGCTAGGACATGAATAGTTTTTTCCTGCAGGTAATCCGAACGTGTTAGCAATTGCGGCTTGCTTTCCATTTTTTGTGACAAGGTTAGCCACCTTTCTATCATTAGAGCGCTTTAATTTCATGAGGGCCTTTCGTCGTTGGTAGTAGAATTATAGCCTAAGCCACTGACATTTCATAATCGACACGCCGTAAATCCAGGGCATTTTTAAAATGTGTCGTAATTCACATCGAGCCCCCGCAAAAGAGAGGGCAGCTGCATATTTATGCGTTACTCTGAATTTTTATTCTTATGTTTGATCTTGCGTGTATACTTTTTTTTATTACGAATAGGTTGCGCCGCATTGCTACGGCGCAACTCTTGAATTCGTTTTACTTTATCTTGAACTGAAGTTAGGAACATGATACCCACTCGCTTCATGAAATCGTTTTACATCAAAACGAGGATTATCAACCGCAAACATTTCAGCAAAATCATTTACAATTTTAGAAAAAACGGCAGGGTGAGTTTTGTTGCTGGCATACTTTAGAATTTCTGCCGTTGCCACATAGTCTTTGCGTGTCATCATTTTGTTACGACCTTTCGTCCCTCACGATAAAATAATTTCGTATACATTTTGCCAGTTGGTGTCATTAGATTTACAGTTGAGTATTCGTTAGCAAATCCCCAATCGGTAAATGAAAGAAATGCGGTGAACGCTTCGAGAGCGTCTGAATAGTTTTTGTTGAAATGGATAGGCTTGCTATCGTAGGCAACAGTTATTTGATACATAGGTTTTCCCTTTCGTTAGTTGAAAAATAAATCTTGCTCTTTGCCAAAATCACAATCGCAAGTTTCTACATCATAGTCTAAATCGTTTCCAAAAAAGATTAGTCCAGTAGAATTACACTCTGAACAATCTATACGCATTACTGAGTTTATCATTAGTGTTGTTCCTCGCAATTCTTAGAGTAATCAAATTCGCAAAAGTAGCAACCCATAAACTCTAGGTGCTCCTCGCAATAATACTTGAACTGACTTTCATCACAGCAAAAGTGTAATTCGTCTGAGATTTCATAGAAATCTGTTTTGTCAATTATGTTCATCTAGTTTTCCTTTCGTGTTTTATTTATAGAGAGATTATAGCGCAAGGCACTGACAATTAGTCAGATACCTTTACGGCTACTGAGCGATAGGTATAACCGCCATTTGATTTGCGAATTTCTACACGATACGCTTCTGCGCCGTCATACCAAATTGCTTGCGGGTGTTTTTCCGCTGAGATAATTTCGCCCTGAGTAGAACGAGAGAAATACATTTTGCCGATAAGTAAATCGGCTACTGAATAGACATTTGCTGACATTAGTTGTCACCTTTCGTTTGTTGATGGTAGCAATTATAGCCTATGGCACTGACATTTTCTAATTACTAGCCAGTAAATCCAAATAGTGAGACGCTCAAGTCATGTGATTAATCTCACAAAATTTCAGGGTTTTTATAACTCTTTCATAACGACACGCCCGACCCCGTGCTTTTGTGGGCGGATCAGCTTTTGTCAAGCCGACACGCCGCTACTTATTGAAAATCTTTTAGAATTTCTTCTAATTGATTTATTTGTTCATCGCTAAGATGATCTAATTGAATTGCTTTTTCAAATCCGAATAAATCGCTCATTCGTTTTCCATTTCTGCTAAATAATCTTCGTGTTCTACTAATCCGATTGCAAAAGCAACAGGGTCACAACACTCTAAGATTTCGGCGGGTGTAAATGTAGAGTATCCAATTTTTACCTCTGGGTAAATGTCATTTAGTAAATCAATAAAACTTTCCTTGATTTCTAAATCTTTTTCAAATTGTGTTTTTTCCATTAGAGAGCCCCCTCATTTAGTAATCCTAATTCAATGTTGAACAATTCATCTGGTGTTGCTTCTGATAAATCAACCCAGCCAGCGCCCTCATCATCTAGGCGAAAGATTTCAATGTATCCCATTACTTAGCCTCCTCTGTTCCGAACAGTTGAGACATTTTAGCATTAGCCTCTGACATTGTTGCGATAGCCTTTAGTAGGCTCGCCTTGCGTTGCGCTTCTACATGCGCCTTGTATTCTTCAAGTGTCATTTTAACGACCTTTCGTTGTTGTTATAGTGGAAATTATAGCAGAGGGGACTGACATTTACCACACGACACGCCGTGTTTTAATAAATCTTTTTTTGTGATAAACCTCACAAATTTCCAGGGTTATCCACACCTATACGTAACCCTGTGGATAACTCCCCACAAAGACTGGGGGCAGCTGACGCCTTTGTCAAGGCGACACGCCGTTACCCTAGTGTGATTTATCCCACTCCTTGAAATCGGCTACGATCTCACGCCACATCATGCGCCCCATGTAGAGGGCGGGAATACCAATACCTATTTGCACTAGGCTAGTTAGTAGTCTATTCATTAGTTATTCTTCTTTCTCTTGTAAATCTTGTAAGCAATAAGGGCAAGGGTGGCGGGAATAAGTATCTGCCATGATAACGCTATGTAGCACACATAGGTGTCAAATTCTAGCCCATAGTCATTTAGTTCTAGTGTCATTATTAGTTCTCCCATGTTAGTGCGTATAGTTTTGCTAGTTGCTCATCATCTTCATCATCAAAATCATCAAAGTCATCTGCTGGCACATCTGCCTCTTCTTCATCCATCCACACATAGGCATCCGCCACATCTGATTGGATTGTGTCCCATTTAGAGACGCTATTAGTTTGGTATGAGTATGCGTATGACATTAGTTCTGTTCTACCTTTCGCATGTGTGCTACTACATTTTTAGAAACCTTTTGCAATTCTGCAACTGTCTTGTTCATTTCATCTGCGCTAGACGCCTTGAAATCTACACCTAGTAGTTGAGCGCCGTCCCATAGTGAGTAAGTGATTGTCATTGTCTGTTCTTCTTTCGTTAGTTTGTTATAGTTGGAATTGTAGCGGATAGGGCTGACATTATCAACACGACACGCCTATGCGTGTGTGTGACCTTGCTCACATAGGTTGCAGTGAGCGGGTAGGCTGAATAAGTGCTTAAGTAGAGCCTTGCGCTCATAGGTAGTTAATTCAGGGTGGTTAGACTTTACGCCACCATGTTGGTATTCATAGACTATCTTGTCTAGTGTAGTTTGAGTAAGCATTTGCTTATCTCCTTTCTTTAACCTTATATCTTAAGAATAGCAGGGGGGTCTGACATTTATCAAGTCGCAACACCGACAAATCGGACATTTTGAAAAAAATCTTTGTGATATGGCTCACAAAGCCCTTAAACACACGCTCATTATGGGCGGTCTATCCTAAATGTCCGTTTTTGTTTTAGATGTGTATCGTACAAATTAAAAATATATTAACATTTTTTGAAATCTGAAAAAGCAGTTGATTAAAAATAGTGCTAAACTTATAATATGAAAAAATATTTGACTGAAGATCGTCGTGTGTGGGCGGTGGAAAAATTTTTGTCGGAAGAAGAGCTATCTGAATTTGATAGACATATTTCCAGTACCAAATGGGTTACAAAAGAAGGTTGGTCAAATCCATTGTGGTTTAACAATATATCGATATTTCCAAATTTTCAATTTGTAATTGATAGAGTGAATGAAATAACAGAAAATCAATACGAGTGGGTTAGCATGGGTGTCATAATGAGAATTCAGGTTGGGAATCATATGAATCCACATGTAGATAATTATAATTTTTCAGAAACGGACATAAAGGACAAGTTTTTATCAGCTACACTTTATCTAAATGATGATTTCCTAGGCGGTGAACTATATTATACTAATTTAGGAATAAGCTATACTCCTAAAAAAGGATCAATAGTATTTCATCCAGGGTTTGAAGAACTTTATAAGCATGGCGTTAGTGAAGTTAAAGAAAAAGATAGATATGCAGTTGGTCTTATCGGAAAAGCCTTGACATAGAATATTGAAATAGTATACTTCGTATAGGGGGGTCGGGGGGTCAGTAAATCAATAAATAATAAATATATAATATATATAAGACCTAAGACCTAAGATCAAGTGATAAGTAGAATGATACAATAAAGTATGAAAAAAGTATATCTAATAGGCGATTGTCACTCTACAAGAGTTTGGCAGCACTGGGATCCAGAAAGATGTCCTCTCCAGTTTAAAGTATGGGGATTGGCTGGGTTGACAGCTTGGACATTTGATCCATATCTATATGAAAAAAAACACAAACTATCGGAGGGCATTGAAAACGTAAACCAATATGTTGAAAAAGAACAAAATTGGTGGGTTAGAGATTTTAATGATTTTAAAGATCCAGACCTAGTAATAGTTTGGTTAGGATATGTCGACATTAGACAAAGACTTCCACATTTCAAAAATGCAAAACAAGATGCAATTCAATATTTAGATAGAGTTAGAAATTATTATAAAAATTCACAAATACAAATTGTGGAACCTTTACCTCAATTCACTGAAATGCTTTTAAAATACGATGGTATATCTCCAACATATACTTATGAAGAAAGACAGTCTCAAAATGATGAATTTTGCAAAGCCATCAATGACTATGCATATCAGCATGGAATGATCAAGCCAATAACTCAGCAGCAAATAAAAGATGCGGTGGGAATAATGGAATTTACAACAGAATATGCAGCAGATGCTTTTCCATTAGCTGAACCTTGGCATAACTCTAAAAAAGATTCATTAAAAGAAGAATATTGGGAAAAAATTTATTATTTATTTATGCACAATGCAATACAGATATTAGATATTGCAGTTGACTAGAATTATGGTATACTAATATTATGAAATGTGACTTTTGCGAAAATCCAAAGTATGTAGAGCGTATTAACGCTAAAGGCATACTTGAAAACTTTTGCACAAATTGCATTGAAAAATTAGTGGCGGAAAACCGAATACGCTAGTCCCTAGGGGATATAGCTTAATCTGGTTAAAGCACTTGTCTTATATACAATAGATTCTGGGTTCAAATCCCAGTATCCCTACAAGGAGATACATGAAAAAGCTTTGGGCATTATTAGTTGTAATTGCGACAGCAATTCTTTCTGGAGCTTTGCTTTCTAGATTTTTAAATTGGGCGGGAAAAGAAGAAATCTTTGATTTTGACCTAAATGAAGATATAGACGATGAACTCTCAGCTATATAAAGGTCTAATTATCTTTTCATGGATCCTTATAGGTCTATATTTCTCTATATTAATCTTAGTCAACTAAAATATAGCAATATTGTCTTTGTCAGATTCTGTCAGAATAGGTCTTAAAGGGCCTTAGAAGGCTCATAGAGAATTTAACCAGTATATCTGGTAGAGTTTTACTCAGAAAGCCTTACTTGGCCTTGTATCGTTTAAAATTAAATAAACTAAGAAATGAAGCAATTTTCTTTTCTATCTTCATTTCAATTTGAGCTTCTTTTGATTCATTCTTATAATGATCTGTTTGAAAGTATGGGCTTTTCATCATCTTGCTAAAATGGTCTCTACTCATATATCCTCCAAATGGTTCTTCTACCGCCGCCGCACTTCAATTTTTTCACTTTCGCACTATTTGGCAATAAATTATTCTTTTACAAAGTTAGCATTAAACTCTGCTGCAAGTTCTTTACCCTCTAAGCCAGATGCCTGCATTACTGCAATTCTTTCATCTGTAAACATTGGGTTTACCTTTAGAGGCTTTAGCCAATTATCAATTCTTTCTTGCGATCTATCACCGATTTGTTCGTAGTACTCTGGAGTCTTGTAGTTATAAAAAGTTCCAGGGTTATCTACTGCTTTAAGTACAAAGTTTGAGAAAGCATATCGTACACCAGATGTAACTTCACGAACTCCATGTGCATATGGGTCAAAAGCGCTGTGAATTATAAGATCTCCTCTTTCTGGAGCATATTCAAAACAAGGCTCTCCTACTGCTGGTGGAATATTAAATCCATTTGAATCTATATTCAATACGCCATTAGCAGGAACGCTAGGGTAGAATATTTCTCCTCCAGTATAGTTTCCAAAATATGCAACTAGGCCGTAATCTAATTCACAGCATGTATCGTACTTATCGTCTTGCGATAGCAAATGACACATTCCTTTTCCTGGACTATCTGAATGAATAAACATTCCATTGTCGCCTGGCCTTACGTTTAATATTGCTTGTGAAGGATGAACCACCCATGTTGGATAAAGAAGCTCACTTATAAGCTCCCAAAGCTCCAGTAATCTTTTTGGCCTAGGTGTAATTTTATTTGTATACCAGCTTATTAAAGTTGATCCGTAGCTATCTTCATCCCTACCTTTTTCAGAAACGTCAGCCTCTAGGTCTAGCATCAGTTCTTCAGGTATAAAATTCTTAAATAAGAAGATACCGCTCTCAGTACCGTAAGCATCAATATGCTTAGATAGTCTGATACAGTCTGGTCGTTCGTAAAAATGCATATTTTTATCTCCTTCTTGTTAAGAACAATTGTAGCATGTTTTTAACAATAAAATAGACTATCCTTAAACGTTAATGTATCCATTAGAAGACATGTCTTTAAAAACTTTAGATAAAATCATAAAAACATACTCTTCATTTGATTTTGAGTATTTTTCGGCATCTTCTTTTGCCATACCGCTAGAAATAGCCATATCAAGGTTATACTGATTAAATTTATCTACCATAAATTTCAGTATTTCAGTATTTGTCATAGTTGTCATTCTCACATTCTATCATTTTAGAAATACAAAAGCCTAAACAGAGGCGGATCCGTTTAGGCCATGTACGTGCATTTAGCACACGGGGAACATGAATGCTCAACCCGATTTAAAGTATAAAATACTTTAAATTATATGTCAATCATTTTCTGGGGGAGAATAAGATGGGCTTGGGCCTAAAAGATATCCTTGGTCATGATAAGAAATCATTTTACTAACCTCTTCTTGCCCCACACAGCTTTTTGCTATCAAACTTAGCAAATCATATATTCTATGTAGCATTATATAATTTACTAAAGGTAAATTATCCTCTAAATTAGAGGAATCAACATTATTCTGGTCTTCCTGCATCTTGCCACCAAACTTCTCTACCCATAGAATCGGTTACTCTGATAGGGTCAGACTCATTTTCAATTTTACAAATACATTCGCCTCTACACATTATGAACCCCTTCAATACTTTTTACAATTTTATCATATTTTGAGATCCCAATATTATTCTTATATTCACACTCTAAACAATATAGGTAAATGTTATCTTCTAAATCTTGATTACAAAAAAGAATGGATTGGTCTACTGGGCATAAAAGCTTTTCAACCAATCCTTCTCTTGACATGGAGATGTAAGTTGATACGTATTGTATCTTCATCCCATCTCCTTTACTTTGTCGGAAATTTTAATAAAAATTCCTTAGCTTTTGGGGTCATACCCTTCCAAGCTGACCAATCAGTTCCGCCATCGGTCATATAGTACGTTATCTCTGCGTTTGTTACTGGGTCGAATAACTCCTTGTTACTCTGTAGATTAAATTTCTCAAGTCTTTCAGGACCAAGATTTCCAATCATATTTATCTGAAACAATCCGTAAGAACTGTCTCCTGTATTCCTATTCCCGTTATATGCAAGCGGTCTTCCATTAGATTCACGCTTTGCTATTGACCAAGCTTTCTTAAGGCCTAATCCTTCGAACCCTACAGTCTCAAGTAATAGTTTTAACTTTTCGTCTGTAAGCATCTCAGATGGCTTGTAAATCACTTTACTAAAACTATCTAAGACTTCTTGCTTTAATTGGGCTTCAGTTTTCACTAAAGGTTTTACAGTTAAAGCATTTGCTGGTGATCCAGAAAATAAAAACAATGTTACCATTGTTATTACTGTCCAGTCACGAACCAAATCGCTAAACTGTTGTTTTATATTCTCCATTGGCATTTCCTCCTCTAGAGATAACGAACTATAAGAATAGCATTGAATATAAACAACTGTCAAGTTAGTTAACTAAAACAATATCTCATATAATGATATTTGAAAAAATATTTTTACCCCCTAGACCACTAAATAAAAGTTTGATACACTAGGACTTCATTCAAAAATTAGCACCGCCAGGCGGAGAAAAGGTCGTATAATAAATGTCACAAACTATTGCAAACCCTTATGAAAACTTTATTGCTTTATCTAGATATGCAAAATGGGTAGAAGCAGAAGGTCGTAGAGAAACTTGGGGTGAAACAGTAGATCGATATTTTAATTTTATGACTAATCATTTAAAAACAAATCATAATTATATTCCAAATGAAAAGCTAGTTGCGGAATTAAAAGAGTTTGTGTTTGAACGAAATGTAATGCCATCCATGAGGTCGGTCATGACTTCGGGAGCAGCACTAGAAAGAGATAATGTAGCTGGATACAACTGTGCTTTTCTACCAGTTGATTCACCACGTTCATTTGATGAAACAATGTATGTATTAATGTGTGGAACTGGTGTAGGTTTTTCAGTAGAATATAAATATATCAACAAGCTTCCTGCTGTCCCAGAAAAACTTGAAAAATCAGACACAGTAATTGTTGTAGAAGATTCAAAGCAAGGTTGGGCAAAAGCATATCGTGAGCTGCTTGCATTACTTTGGACAGGACACATTCCAGCAATTGATGTTTCAAAAGTTCGTCCTGCAGGCGCAAGACTTAAGACGATGGGAGGAAGATCGTCTGGACCACAACCACTTGTAAATCTTTTTGATTTTACTATTGCAAAATTTAAGAATGCAGCTGGAAGAAACCTCAAGCCAATTGAATGTCATGATATTATGTGTAAGATTGGTGAAGTTGTTGTTGTAGGTGGAGTTAGAAGATCTGCGATGATTTCTCTTTCAAATATTAATGATATTGAAATGGCACAGGCAAAATCTGGAAACTGGTGGGAAGCCAGTCCGCAAAGAGCTTTGTCAAATAATTCTGTTGCGTATTCTCGCAAACCAGAAATGGAACAGTTTATTGCAGAATGGAAATCTTTATATGACTCAAAATCTGGAGAACGAGGTATATACAATGTGGCCGCAGCTCAAGCCCAAGCAGCAAAATTTGGAAGAAGAGATCCAGATATACACTATGGAACTAACCCATGCTCAGAAATTATATTACGTCCTTATCAGTTTTGTAATCTTTCAGAAGTCGTATTACGTGAAAATGATACAAAGAAAGATATACAACGCAAGGTTGAGCTTGCTACAATTCTTGGCACATGGCAGTCAACGCTAACAGATTTTAAATATCTTCGCAAAATTTGGAAAGACAACACAGAAGAAGAAAGACTGCTAGGGGTTTCACTTACAGGTCAATTTGGACATAAATTTATGTCTGGCAAAGAAGATATTATTGCACTTGAAGCATTCTTGATGTCTATGCGTGACAGAGCTAGAGAAATTAATAAAGAAGAAGCTAAAAAAATTGGAATCCCAGAGTCTGCAGCTATTACATGTGTAAAGCCTTCTGGAACAGTATCCCAGTTAGTCGGAGTCTCTTCAGGAATGCATCCTTGGCACTCACAGTATTACATTCGCACAGTGCGTGGATCTAAGGGAGATCCAATTTCTACATTTTTAAAAGAAGTCGGAATTCCAGTTGAAGACGATGTCATGAAACCAAACGACACATATGTATTTTCATTTCCAGTAAAAGCTCCAGAAGGTGCAATTGTAAGAAACGATTTAACTGCTATTGACCATTTAAATATATGGTTAGTTTATCAACGTGCATGGTGTGAACACAAGCCATCGATTACAGTTTCTGTAAAAGAAGATGAATGGATGGAGGTTGGAGCCTGGGTCTATAAAAACTTTGATGAAGTGTCTGGAATTTCTTTCCTACCACACTCAGATCACACCTATAAACAAGCTCCATATCAAGAAGTTTCAAAAGAAGAGTACGAGGCTTTAGTTGCAAAAATGCCTAAAAATATTCGCTGGGAAGATTTATCATTTTATGAGATAGAGGATGGAACATCCCCAACAGCTACGCTTGCATGTAGTTCTGATGGAAATTGTGAGCTTGTAGATATTTCAGCTTAATGGTAAAATTATAATATTGGGTAAAACCAAAATTCTTGGGCATCCCGCCCACGAGGAGACGATAAAATGGCTAAATTCGATAAAGCGGATTTAAACAAAGATGGAAAGGTAACAATGCAGGAACAAATTCTTTCAGCATTATCAAGTTATGGAAGAGCTTTTCTTTCAGCAGCAATTGCTTTATACATGACTGGAAATACAAATCCAAAGGATCTTTTAATGGGTGGCATAGCAGCAATCGCACCAGTAATTTTGAAGGCCCTAAATCCAAATGATAAGAGCTTTGGATTTACAAATAAGTAACCCTTAAGTTATAGTCAATTAGGAACGTCCTTATGCTAAAATTGGCATAAGGGCTTTTCTAATTTAGGGGTAAATGTGGCAGCACAAAAAAATTTTGAAGTAGACCAAAATACAACTTTTACATTCGAAGTTCAGTATTTGGACGAAGACGAATCCCCTATTCAATTAAACTTCCACACAGCTAAATTGCAAGTTAGAGACACCCAAGGTGGTAAAAAACTAGCTTTTACATTAACAGAACAAGATGGTATACATATTAGTCCAACAGAAGGAAAACTTAAAATTTCTATTTCTGCTGACAGAACAAATAAGATGTTTTATCCAAAATCTGCATACGACCTAGTTATAGTTGATCCAAGTGTCAATAAAACAAGATTATTAGAAGGGTACATGACGCTCAATAGGTCGGTAACGGTATAATGGCAACACGTTTAATAGTAACCGAAAATAATCCACTCGTAGTTGTAAGATCAACAGGTGCTCCTGGACGCACCATTATTAGTGGCGAAGGAAATCCAGACAATGCCCTAGGTGTTCCTGGAGATTTTTATTTTGATACAAATACAACAAGATTCTGGGGACCTAAAGATACCCAGACAAACACATGGAATATTGCAAAAAGTTTTATTCTAGATAAGCAAATATCATTAACGCATTCTTGGGAACTAGCACAAATTGTAGGACCAGTTGATGGGATTTACTCAGTCCCAATAACACATAACCTTGGCTTCCATCCAAACGTAACGGTCAAATCAAGTGCTGGGGATATATTAGAAACTGGAATAGACTATAATAGTATAAACATATTAACACTGACTATGGCACAACCGTTTTCAGGGACAGCATATCTGTCATAAGGGAGAAAGAAAATGGCAAAAAAGTTTTTAGTTAGCATTGATCTCAATAAAAATGAGCTATTAAATGCTAGAATTCAAAATTTGGGCTCAGCCCCATCTAACCCAGTCATCGGCCAAATTTACTATAACAGTGGCGACAATGTTATGTATTATTACAATGGACTTAGTTCACCTAATGGTCCATGGATGCCAATGTCTGCATCACAAGAGGTTATTCAAGACCTAGTAGGATCATCTATATCTGGCGGAACTGGTTTAACTGCTACATATGTAGATTCAACAGGTATAACAACAATTGATTTAGATAATACTGCAGTAAACGCAGGCGCATACGGATCACAAACAAAAATCCCTACATTTACAGTAGATCAGCAAGGTAGATTGACTGCAGCTGGAGAAGTAGATGTAGCAACAGAGCTTTCAATTACTGGAGATAGCGGAAACACATCAATATCACTACTTACAGAAGGATTGACTGTAACTGGCGGTGAAGGTATAGATGTTACTGTAACAAATAATGAAATCACAATTTCTGGTGAAGATGCTTCAACAACTAATAAGGGAGTTGCTTCATTTGCTTCAACAGATTTTAATGTTTCAGCAGGCGCAGTATCTATTAAAAATGTTAATTTAGACGAACAAACAACTGGTGATTATGTTGCAACTATTGTTGGAACCCCAAATGAGATTACAGTATCACCAAATAGTGGACATAATGCAGCAGTAACTGTTGGGCTACCAGATAACGTAGAAATTACTGGCAATTTGCAGGTTGGCGGAAATCTTAATGTTATTGGAACTGTTAATTCTGTAAATACTACTCAGATTAACATTGAAGATAATAAGGTAAAGCTTAATAGCAATTTTACTGGAGCTCCAACAACAGATGCTGGAATTTTAGTAGAGCGTGGATTAGAAACAGATGTTGAAATTCTTTGGAATGAAACATCAGATAAATGGACGCTAACAAATGATGGTTCAAGCTATCATGCAATTGCTAGAAAGTATGCAGAAACTCTCGGAGCTTCAGCAACCTCATATACAATTACGCACAACCTAGGCACTACAGATGTAACAGTTCAAATTTTTGAAGCTGCATCACCATTTGCACAAGTTGAGGCAGATGTTAAAAGAACTAGCTCAAATACAGTAACGGTGGATTTTGCAATTGCACCATCAGCTGGAGAATATAAAGTAGTAGTTGTAGGATAATACAATGTCCAGACAAATGAAGGTTGCACTTAATCTTCTTACATCTATGGAGAATCCAGACATAGCCACAGTCGGAGATATTTACTTCAATGTAGTAAGCAAGAATTTAAGAATATATAATGGTATGGACTGGGTTGAGCTTACCCCGCCAAGCACAGATCCAACTCCATTTTATATGCATACACACACATTTGATGGAGATGTTCATACAATTGATGTTCAGAATAAAATTACATTTAAAGAAACTAATACAGAAGATTCTCCCGATCTTGTATTACCTTTAGTAATTGGATACGATGGACAAAATCCTTCATCATTAAATGATGGAGGGACGTTTGAAAACCAAACACTACTTGATGGTGGAGACCCAAGTGGAAATGTTGGTGTAGCACAAGATGAAATTCTAGAAGGAGGAAGTTCTGCAGAGAACAATGGTATAATTGTCGATGCGGGAGGTTCATAAAATGGCAGCATTAAGAATACAGCTTAGAAGAGATACCGCATCAAATTGGGTTGCAAATAATCCAATACTATTACCTGGTGAACTAGGTATAGAGACAGATACATTAAAGTTTAAAATCGGTAACGGTTCTAGATGGAATGCCACTATATCATATGCATTAAAGCCTGGTGAAGCAAATGGAGTTGCAACATTAAACTCACTTGGTAAAATTCCTACCTCACAACTCCCAGATTCTTTATCAGTTACAGCAGATCTCGCAGCTGCACTTGCAGCACTAACAACAAATTCAATTTCAGAAGGCTCTACAAATAAATATTTTACTAATCAAAGAGCCATAGACGCAGTTTCAGCATCTATAACAACCGCAATAAACACAGAAATTTCTAACAGAAACACTGCAATTGCAACAGCAAAATCAGAAGCAATAAATACTGCATCCACAGATGCAACAAATAAATCTGCAACAGCAAAATCAGAAGCAATATTAGCAGCAGCTGCAGCAGCAGATACAAAAGATACTGCAGCCATCGCATCAGCCGTCGCTACAGCAAATTCTTATACAGACGGAAAAATTTCAACAGAAGTAACTAATAGAAATAATGCTATAAATACAGCAATTTCAACAGAAATAACAAACAGAAATACAGCAATTAATGCTGCTGTTTCTGGTCTATCTTCTGGAGGCGGATCTTCTACAATAACAATTGGAACCGTTACAACTGGTTCCCCAGGTACTTCAGCCTCAATTACAAATTCTGGAACATCTCAAAATCCAATATTTAATTTTTCTATTCCTAAAGGAGACATTGGCCCACAAGGTTTAAAGGGTGATACAGGTGACACAGGTGCTACTGGAGCAACAGGTGCTACTGGAGCAACAGGCCCACAAGGTTTAAAGGGTGATAAGGGCGACACGGGTGCAGCAGGAGCTAATGGTACTAATGGCGCCGACGGCACAGCAGCAACAATAACAATTGGATCTGTTACTACTGGAAATCCTGGCACATCAGTTTCTGTAACAAATTCTGGAACAACATCTGCAGCAGTTTTAAACTTTACAATACCTCGTGGTGCAGATGGTACTGGAGGTTCCAGTTTTTCTGGAACTACTGATAATGTATCAGAAGGAACCAATAATCTATATTTTACAGATGCAAGAGCAATTTCTGCAACAAATCAAAGATTTACTGATGTTTATATTAATATAAATCAGGCAACAGATGATTTATTGACATATGCAAATCAACACTTTTTAACATCAACAAGTTTGGGTAATACATTAGATGCTTATTTAACAGAAGCAGATGCAGATATACTATATCCAAAGATTAGTGCTGCAACTGGACATATTTCAGATTCAGTAATCTCTGAAACATTTGCAAAGACTTCAGATGTTAATTCATCTATTACGTCTGCAATAGCAAATTTAGTTAACGGTGCACCAGCTTCATTAGATACACTTAAAGAACTTGCAGACCAATTGGCAGCTGACGAATCTGCAGCAGCTACACTAACTACTTTAGTTGGCACTAAGCTTTCTTCATCTTTAGCAGCATCAACTTATGCTCCAATTAATGCACCAACATTTACTGGAACAGTAAGCGGTATTACAAAATCAATGGTTGGACTTGGAAGCGTAGATAATACTTCTGATTTAGGAAAACCAATATCAACAGCAACGCAAACAGCTTTAGATGCAAAGCTATCAACTGCAACAGCATCTTCAACTTATGCTACAAAACTCTCTCCAACATTTACTGGAACAGTAGATTTTTCTGGAGCAACAGTAACTGGAATCACAGCGCTTCCATCACAAACAGGAAATTCTGGAAAATATTTAACAACAAATGGAACAGCAGCTTCTTGGTCTACTTTAAATCTATCTGACTATATGCCACTAACAGGCGGGGTTATAGATGGAACACTAACAGCAAATGCTCTTTATAACGTTGGAAATGTTTTTTATCTTGGATACGGAACTAATGGAGCAGCAGAAATATCTGTAGATTCTTCTACAGGAAGACTATATCATAAGAAGACTATTGGCGGAACCCCGCTAGAAATTATTAATGAGTCATGGACACAGACATTAACAAATAAAACAATATCTGGATCTAACAACACCATAACAAATATACCAGCCTCAGCTTTTACTGATGGAACAATTACTAATGCAAAACTTGCTAATTCTACAATCACAATAAATGGAACTTCAGTGGCATTAGGATCTACAGCAACAATCTCAGGCGGAGCAAAAACATTCTATAATAATACTGGCACACTACCATCATCAGGAATGGTTGCTGGAGATATATACATACAATACTAGGATATAGATGAAAATATATGATGGGTCAAATTGGCAAGAAGCTAAATCATTAAAAATACATAATGGTAGCAGCTGGCTTTCTGCTGTAAAGGGTTGGGTATATAATAATGGATGGCAACTTGCTTATCCAAACTCACCAGTGTTGTTAAGTGGACCAACATTTGTATATTCTGGAACTGTATATGCTGGAGTCGGTTCAACATTTGAAGCAAATTCATCTTGGAATATGGATGCCGCATACGCACCAGTATCTTATACATATCAATGGAAACGTGGCAGTACAAATATTTCAGGGGCAACATCAAAAACTTATACAGCAACAGCATCTGATGTTGATCAAATTTTGGGTGTAACTATAACAGCAACAAATGCAAGAGGAAGCACAACGATAAGCGGAAGCTCAGGGTTAACCATATTACCAATTTTAACCTCTATGTCTGCATATGACTCGACTGCAACACCATCCCAGCCATCAGTTTCAATAAACGTAAGTAATTTATCTTATAGTGGTTCTTGGGGAACATCTTCAAATGCAAATGTTTATAGCATTTCTACCAACAATGGAACCGTAAGCCCGACATCAGCGACATCGGCTGGAAATTATAGCGGGTCTGGTTCAGCAGGCTCAGTAACAGTTTCAGTAACCCCAATAAATACAAATAAACAAGTTTATATATATTGGAGCGCAGCGTCAGGTGCATCATCTTATGATATAGTAAAATATGGCAATAACATTACAACTACAGTAAACGTTCCATCTACACAAACAAATTATACATGGCCTATTGCAGATGGAAATGAAGGAAATTATTTTACGGTATATCCAAAAACAGCTGCTGGAAGTCAAGGCTATGGGATCCAAGTATCTGTTATGACATCTAATAAAACTGGTACTGCTGGATCAGCTAGCGGAAACCTAATTGCAATCGCAGTTCCAGGCGGTGGATCTGCAAGCTTAACTCCATCTGGAACAGTACAGGCACGTACACAAATAACTGGATCAACATCATTTAGCACTGGTAGCCCAACTGCTTATGAAACTCAAATTAGAAAAGCTACTGGAGTTTCACCAGACTATAATTCTGGGACCCAAGTAGATTTAAGATCTGGACAAAATGCTTATTGGACAATTACTGATTCCGAAGCATCTGGAACACCAGATCAATTTGCAGCATTTGGTAGAGCTTATAATGCTGGCGGTTGGTCAGACTGGGTAAAATCAAATACAGTTGTATCTACCCCATACGTAGCCCCAGTAACAACTTATACTGCCACCTATAATGCAAACGGGGGTTCAGGAGGAGGAACTTCTACTTACACCGCAGGGGGAGCAACAACAGCCCCAGGGGCACCAACTAGATCAGGATATACATTTAACGGCTGGTATGACACTTCAGCACTTGATTGGAATTACTACGTAGGTGCTGGTGGAACATGGTATCCACCATCAAGAGATATAACAATGGTTGCAAGATGGTCGGCAGTGGTAACGGGCTCAGCGCCAACAATCAGTGTTTCAAATTCTTATGATGGATTTATAAATAATAAATATCAGTGGACTCTAACAATTACTAATACATCATCATCCGCAGCCACATCTTATTCTTGGGGAATTCAATTCTCTAATTCAAATGGCGGAACAGTAAATGCTTCAACTACTGGTTCAGGTGGCTCCATACCAGCAGGCGGATCAGTAACAGTTACTAGAAACGATGCAACAAATACATGGGCTAGATGGGTAGATGTTGTAGCATCTAATGGCTATGGAAGCTCTTCAACATTATCAACAGGATGGGCATAAAATGACAATAGATGAACAAAAAGAAATTTTAAATGATAAAATAGAAAGATTAAATTTTTTGATTTCTGAAATTGAGCCATGGAAAAATGAGGCACCAGAAGGAAAACCATCAAACCAATCAATTTTAGATAATCATATTGCTGAACGAGACACATACGTTCAGCTCTTATCTCAATTAGGATAAAGATGTCTTACGAGTACCTCTCAGAACCAGAAAAAGAAGCAATCAAGCAGTCTACAATAAGATCTTTAGAGTATCAAAAATATACATTTGAAATTGAAAAAATTGCTGAGCTTGCCAAGAATAGCCCAGACGCTGAAAAAGTAAATTTACTTGAAGAACAGATACAAGAAAAAACTATACAAATTTTAGCTATTAAAGCGTAATAAAATTTTTATAAGATATAATATATATATGCAACATCGCTAGGAGGCACTATGCCAAGCAATTTCCCAGACAGTAAAGATAACCTTTCTAATCCATCTGCAACAGATGAGTTAGTTGGCCATGCAGCACAGCATGCTAACGCTAATGATGCAATTGAAGCATTAGAAAATGTTATTGGTATAACAAACTCCACAGATTCAGATTCTTTAACATACAAAATAAACCAGCTGTCATCATCAGTTTCAACATTGTCAAATACATCAGCAAGCATTGAAACGCTTATGGGTCTTGATGGCAATAATGATCTTGTTGTAAATGGAATACAAAATAAGACAACCATAGACTCATATAGTTCTTCAGACTATAGAACCGCAAGCTATGCTGTTCAAATCAGTAAGCCTTCAACTGGAGAGTACTATTTCTCTAATATTACCGCCCTACAAGGTGGAAGCGATATTTACGTATCAGAATCAAACATAGTAACAAACGCAGATCTACCAATAGCTACAACAGCCTTTGAAGCTGTTGCTGGTATAATTAATCTAACAGTCACCCCAGTATCAGGAGAAGTAACTGTAAGATATTTTAGAACGGCATTAAAATAAAGCAGTAAGAGGAGTCATAAATTATGGCAATTGTAAATAAAAACTTTAGAGTAAAGAATGGCCTTATTGTTGACGGTTCAATCGCAACAGTAAATGGTTATAATGTATTAACAGAGGCATCAACGGCCTTTATCATCAACACAGTTGGCGGATCAGCAGATAGTGCCAATACTCCTAATACTGTTGTAAAGCGTGATGGATCAGGTAATTTTTCAGCTGGAACAATAACAGCAACATTTAGCGGTAACCTAACAGGTGATGTAACAGGTACCGTATCAAGCCTTTCAAATCATGATACAAATGCTCTTGCAGAAGGAACAGGCATAGGAGCAAACCTATACTTTACAAATGCTCGTGCATTAGCGGCTACAGCAGCTGCTTACGATGCCGCAGGTGCAGCATCAAGCGCACAGGCAAATGCAGCAACATACACAGATTCAGCAATTACAACAGAAGTTACAAACCGTAACTCAGCGATTGCTACAGCTAAATCAGAGGCAATTTCAGCAGCAGCTTCTGACGCAACAAACAAAGCAGATACAGCATATGATAATGCAGTAGCAGATGCAGCTACAGATGCAACTACAAAAGCAAATGCAGCAAAGACATATGCAGAAGGATTAGTTTCACAAGAAGCTCAAGATAGATATACAGCAATTACAAATGCTATTAACTCAGAGGTTCAAGACAGAAATTCAGCTATCAGCTCAGCAATTTCAACAGAAGTAACAAATCGTAACTCTGCAATTGCCACAGCTAAGTCAGAAGCAATCTCATCTGCTAATTCATATACAGATGGAAAAGTGGCAGATCTTGTAGACTCAGCTCCAGCCCTTCTTGACACACTTAATGAAATAGCGGCAGCTATTGCTGATAACCCAAATTATGCAACAGATGTTGCTAATTTAGTTGCAACAAAAGCAGATACATCTTATGTTAACTCTGAGATATCAGATCTAGATACAGCAGCTCAAGGTTATGCTTCTACAGCACAGTCTAATGCTGAGTCTTTTGCAACATCAGCAGATTCAGCTTTATATAGCACAGTAACATCAGATATTTCTACAGCAATATCTACAGAAGTTTCAAATAGAAATTCAGCAATTGCACTCGCTAAATCAGAAGCAATTTCAGATGCGGCAGATTATACAAATACGGTAGCTACCGATATAACAGAAGGCGCTACAGCATTTACAGAAGTAAATGTAAATGAGGTTGCAAAAATTCATGCCACAGAGGTATCAGTTGCATCTGCTGGAACAGTAAATGCAATGACATGGTCAGTTTCTGCAGCAAGAACAGCAAAAGCTGTGGTTAAATTTAAAAATGGTGTAAACACTCAAGTTTCTGAAGTGCTTATTACACTAGATACAAATGACAATGTTGCAATAACAGAGTTTGGCTCAATTGCAACAAACGGAGATCTTGGAACTATAACAGCAGTAGTTGCTGGAAATCAGGTTTCAATATCAGTAACAACAACATA